AAGCCTTGTTCTTTTAGTTCGTCAACAGTCCATCCAGATAAATGTTTCTGGTGTTCGTCTGCACCCTCAATCCCCCATGCGTTGTGTGGTTCGTTCTTTAAGTAGCCATCTTCTACATGTCCCTGTGGGGTAAACAGAATGATTTGCTTCTTACAAACTCGCTTCATCTCTGGAATTAACTCAACACCCACCTCTTTTGGCATGTGTTCAATACCGTCAATTATTGAGATTACATCAAATGAATTATCTGGTTGCTCTTTTAGGTATTCAAGAGCATCACTTTGAACTGTTGTTGCTTGAGGGCATCGGTGTTTAACCTCCTCTAAGTATCTGGGGAATATGTCCACAGCAACCACTTCTTTAGTTGGAAGATTAGCCAACTCTAAGCCTATCCCACAACACAACGAGAGTAGACTTTCTCCGTTTTCAACTGCTTGGCGTACAAAAAAGTAGGGATTCACTTAAACCTCCTCTGGTATCGTGTCGGGGTCTTCTTCGTTAAATATCTCGTCAACCCAAACAACAAAGATTGCCCCATGTTCCCCTGCTGTTATTGAGTGAGTGTTATTGGGTGAAACTTTGATTCTTATCGGCTTGTCGCCTGATACTTCAACTTTCATCAAGTTACCTGTTTTCCTATCCCTAACACGCATTGTTGCGTAGCCATCAATCACCATAAAGCACTCAGTCTTGCGGGTGTGATAATGATTGCCTCTAGTTTCGTTAGGTTCAGCTATAACACAAAATACCTGTCCATCATTAGGGAACTTAAACGCCTCAACTAAACGCCCCCTGCGGTCATCCTTTGGTTCAATTAGGTCTAGTTGCATCTAATAACTCCTTTATTGATTGAATATCTAGTCGCTGAGTGTTTTCTGAGGTATATGGTACGGGTACTTCAAATGGTCTGCCGTCTGTGAAATACTGCTCATAGTTCATATCTCTTGAGTCAGGTTTGATGCAGAAGTAACCGCCCACATCTACTGCTCTTAACATCTCCTCACCGCTTATAAGTGCTTCGTGCATCTTCTCGCCATGTCTTATGCCGATTTCCTTTATATCACCACCTATGGCTGTTGCGAGGTCGCCCATAGTACAGGCTGGCGCTTTCTTAACGAATATCTCACCAGGGTTGCCGTTTTCCATAGCATACATAACAAGGTCGATAGAGTCGTCTAAACTAAGTAAGAACCGAGTCATGTCTGGATTGGTGACGTTTAGCCGTTCACCATTTTTGCTAGCCTCCTCCCATATTGGGATGATTGAACCTCTGGAACGCATGACGTTTCCATATCGTGTAACCACTGCACCCTTTGAAATGGCTATTTTCTCCATCATCGCTTTAGAAGTCCCCATAGCGTTTATCGGATAAACAGCCTTGTCTGTACTCAAACAAATGACTTTCGCCCCTTGTGAAGCGTCTAGTACGTGCATAGTGCCAAGTATGTTGGTCTTTACGGCTTCTTCAGGGAAGAACTCGCAAGATGGGACTTGCTTTAAGGCAGCAGCGTGGAAAACATACTCAAACCCTTTGAGTAGTTCGCCCATTCGCCCTCTATCCCTTACATCACCTAGCTTGTAAGTAACATTCGGGAATTTGAGTCGCATTTCGTGTTGCTTGGTTTCATCGCGTGAAATTACGGTGATGTCGTGGATTTTGTGGTATCTGTTGACAAATGCCTTGCCAAAAGACCCTGTGCCTCCGATTACTGCTATTCGTGCCATACATACTTCCTAACATACGGAGTGAACCCTAATACAATTTTAAGCACTCGCTCTGAGCAGTTCTCTACCCCATAATCCGTTGGACATGTTGTTGGAGGGTTCTCAATAGCGTATTTGATGCAGTTTAGGATAGATTTCTGATTAACGCCTGTCATCAGGATAGAACCTACATCCACAGCTTCAGGTCGCTCTATAGCGTTTCTGATCGTAACTGCCGGGAAGCCTAGTATTGATGATTCTTCTGAGATTGTTCCCGAGTCGCTTATTACGCACTTGGCGTTGGCTTGTAGACAAACATAGTCCAAGAATCCGAAAGGTTTCATTATCTGGATTCGCTTATCAAACTTTAATCTTTTGTCTAGTATCTTACCCATCAGTCGTGGGTGTCCCGAAACAATAACGGGTAGCTTGTATGTCTTGGCGATAGCGTTTAGAGATTTGACCAGTTCTTTTAGGTTTGATTCAATTTCAGTATTCTCATCTCTGTGGATTGATACTACAAAGTATTCTTTAGGCTCTAGCTTAAGCTCATCTAAGACTTCTGATTCGCGGATTCTATCTTCGTGTACTTTTAATACCTCATACATGGGTGAACCCATAACAAATACTCGGTCTTTAGCTACACCCTCGGACAGTAGGTATCTGCGAGAGTTTTCAGTGTAAGCTAGATTAACGTCTGAGATGTGATCCAATATCTTGCGGTTGATTTCCTCCGGTACGTTATCGTCAAAGCACCTGTTGCCTGCTTCTAGGTGAAACAAAGGTATTTTCATTCGCTTGGCAATCATGCCTGTTAATGCTGAATTAGTATCGCCCAATATAACTACTGCGTCTGGTTTGATGTCATTCAACACTTCTTCAACAAACATCATCATCTGCCCTATCATCTGCGCCAAAGTTCCACCGCCCGTGTCCAAGACAACGTCAGGCTCTCTTAGGTCTAGGTCTTTATAAAACACCTCCCTTAGTTCTGGGTTAAAGTTTTGGCCTGTGTGAACAAATGTATGCTCAGTGTACTTATCAAGTAGTTTGATGATTTCACTTAGCTTAATCAGCTCGGGCCGAGTTCCGGCTATCGTCATTACTTTCATTTGTAGCCCTTTCTATTTTGTTTAGATTGTCTATATAACCCCTATCTCGCATGGTTTGTTTGTAATATTCTGGGAACTCACTCCAGTTAGACTCGTTGGCAAATGTTCTACCTATTTCCTCAGTTGTGTGGCCTGTTAAGTAGCCTTTGTTTTGAATAGCTCTTGAGAACTGTGAGTCCTCTTGAACGGGGCTATTACGGCCATCGTTCCACATGTACTCTGAATATCTCAAGCCCATATCCCACAAGGACTTGCGGATTATGTTCGGGCCACCAACACAGCCAGGCCACGGATTGAGTTTGCATCCGTTAATATCTCTGACTCTTAGTGCAGCTTTGGGATGTTCAATGGCTTCGTGGTCTAGCCCTAACTGTCCAAGTTCGGGAATCTTTTTGAAGTATCTCTCGGCTACACTTTGCCATCCAGGCTCTAGGTGCATGTCGTTGTCTAATCTCATTAAGTGAGTGGCTTCTGGGTATTCTTTGAGTCCCTCCTCCCATCCGATGTTTGTAGCTTTGCCGGGATAATAATTATCTGGGTTTAGGATGACTTTATCAGCACGGTTTCTAGGGATTAGGCTTTCAATGTATTTCTGCGTTCCATCTGATGAGTTGTTGTCTACTATTACAAGGTAGTACGGAAGTTCTATAGTGTCCCACAGCGCCCGTAGTGTCTTTTTCGTATAAGGCAGGCGATTATAAGTGATAAGTACAATCAAAAGGTTCATAGTATGTCCCAATCATCAAGAATTACTGCCTTTTTAGGTGTTTTGACGGCTAGACCTGCTTTGATTAGTTTCTTGGCATGGTCAGGAGTACATAGTCTATCGCCAGTTGGGGTTGTGACTTCAACAAGTGTGCCTGTTTCCTGTACGGGGAGGTTCTTTTTAAGTGTGAAGTACCTGTCCTTTTTAACCTTTGTCCAGACTCGTATATCGTGAGCGCCATTGTTAGTTCCTGCCTTGCCTAGTGCTTTGAGTTTGCGTTGACCAATCGTGTAGTCTAGCTTGTGAACGGGTATGTCTAACTTATAAAGTTGCATGAAGAAGTTTACATCGTGCAGGCCATAGCCTTGTTTGGTTTTGGCCATTTTTGCAGTGAATTTGATGCAATCTCCTAGATTCTTTGGAATCCAGACAATATCATCTCTGAAATATGGCTGTTTAAGCTCGTCAAACACCTCTCTTTTAATCAAAGTACATCCTGTGCCACCGTATACGATCCGCCCCTTTATAGACAGAATAGATGAGTCTTGCTTATCGGTTGTTGGATAGTTGACTGTTACAACTGCGGTGTCTTTATCCAGCATGTCTTTTAGAATCGTTGGTGGTAGCACCATGTCCTCCTCAACCAGCCACAAATGAGTGATGTCTTTGTCTTTTAAGGCTTTGAGTGTGGGCTTTTCAAAGCAATCAGGAAGTGGTAGGTTGTGAGCAAAAAAGAATTTGTGGGGAATATCTTTGACATTCTGTAGAATCTCGTCTGCGGTCTGTGAGAATATCAAGCCCCTTGAGGGTAGAATAATTGCGACTTTCATTTCACCACCTCGTACTTCCTGCCATCGTTCAAATGGTACTGTCCCTCACCGTCATAAGTTATAAATGGCGGTTTCTTGTCCCATATCTTCACGTTGCGTACTCGGTTCATAGCCCCTAAGAACATAGCAGAGTTCTCTGGAGTCACCTGACCAGATACAATATTCTCTCCCACCTCTGTTAATTGCTTGATAATGTGCGAACCGTTGTTAGTTCCTGATTTTCCGAGTTCAACTAGCTTTCTTTGGCCTGCTTTTCGCTTCATTGGTAGGACCGGAAGCCCTGCACTATACAAAGTGATGCCGAATCTTAGGTCATGTAGCCCGTAATAGACTTTCTTTAGAGTTCTAGGCCACCAGTGGATGGTGTCTTTATCAATAAACAGGTCAAATGTCTGGTTAGTTCGCCATATAGGTTTCTCCATCTGCTCAAGCACTCCTCTAGCAAGAAGCATAAAGCCAGTTCCGGTGTAATATGCGTAACCGTTAGGATCGTGTAAACAAGTAGAGTCACCGTTTTGTTGGAATGGGTAGTCTAAGGCGGTAACGGGATAGTTAGCTTCAAACATTTCCTTTAAGATGCCTTTGGGGATAATCATGTCATCCTCGCAGATAAGGACTGCGAATACATCTTTATCAGCTAAAGCACGTTCTGTTGGCTCATTAAAGCAATCTGGAAGTGACTTACCATGACTCCAGAATATCTCGTAGTTAAAGCCCTCTAGTTCGTTCAAAAGTTCTTCAAGGGTTTCAGAGAACATCAGCCCCCTAGACGGTAGGATGACCGCTAGCTTGTCCATTATTCAGCCTTAAGCTCTGGGTGTTCTTCTCTTAGCTGTTCGATAAAGTTTTTCACTTGCTGTACAGCGCCCCAGAACTGCTCAACTTCGTTCATGTGAGTTGATTCACGCTCTAGGCCTTTGTTGCGGAGTACCTGATTGTCAGATTGCTGTAGTCTTTTGGCGTGGATAACGTCTACACGAGAACGCCACAACATTGTTTCTAGTTCTTCAAGCTGTCCCTGTAAATAACCTAGCTTTCGCATAGGCGATACGGGATCTTCCGTGATTCCTACAGTCTTTAATGTCTGTTTGTCGATTGATAAAGGGTCAAAGGCTTTAGCCATGAGTTATACTCCTGACCTGCCCGATTCAGTACCTATATTATAGCAGAGTGTAATAAAAAAAGATACGGTTATGCTGGGTAATAGTGTTCGCCATGCAGTTCTTCAGCTAGCCTGTTCCTTGCCACTCTTGCGTCCTCCAAGTTCTCGAACAGACCTGCGTAATGTTTTTTCCTTAAATGCACTACTTCGGCGCACCACTTTTTTGCCCCCTTATGCCAATAAACACCCTTCACCCCGGACTTAGACCCTACCTTTGCGCCCTTTTGATTAGCGTTATTCTGTGACTGGTTTACAATTCTTAAGTTACTGCACTGGTTGTTTAGAGAATCTCCGTCAATATGATCTACGGCCTGCCCTCTTCCTGCACCTACAATTTCTCTATGCATAAGGTAACTTTTACGAACATGCTCGCCTCTTTTAGTGCTGTGCGTCCCCCGTATGGCATACCACTTAGCGTTCTTGCGCCCAAACATCACAGAAGACCATTTATACTTGCGTATTAAGTCATAGTGGCAGTCGCACACTAATGCAATATGGCCCTTAGTTAGTTTTACAATTTTCACGTCTTTAATTATAACAGGTAGCCAAAATGTACACAACGTAAAAGGAGGGCGTTGCCCTCCTTAAACTTGACACTAGTTTATATTTCTGTTCTAGTGTTTTAACACGAAGCCGAAGCCTGGTCGTAGTTGTGCGCTTCCGTAAAGAACGTCAACGGTAACTAAGAATCCTAGGTATTCCTGCTTGTATTGAGCCTGTGTTCGCGGCTCCATCTGCATAGCGATAGCCCAAGCATCTTTGTGGAAGAACAAAGAGTTGTACTCATCAGTTGCAGTGTCTAGGTAGACAAGGTTTTGTGACATGAATACATCAGCACCGTATATAGTACCGATTTTACCAGTCTTGATAGCCTCACCTGTACCCAAAGCATCGTAACGAACGTACTTGTCGATTGCTAGCATTTCTGCTTCACCCTTAGGGTGTACAACGATTGCACGGTCAGTTCGAGGTGCTTTGTTTTCGCTTAGGTAGCGGTTTACAGTAAGAATAAGGTTGTCATTCAAAGCTGTTCCGTAAGCACCGTAAGCGTAACCATCTGATTTGAACTCAGTGGTCATGTCAGTTGCTAGTGAACCGTCAACTTTCTCAGCGATTGCGTAAGCAGCAGCTTGAGTGTAGTCAGATCGTAGGTCGTAAGCAGACTGAACTTTTACTAGGTCTTCTACTAAGAATGAAGACTCGTAGTGCTTGTTAATTGTTATTGTTGTCTTAGTTTCTGTGTTGTAGTTCAAAGTAACGGCTGTGTTTTGGCCCTTTAAGTTAGCTGAGATTGCAGATACGTTAGGGATCTCCAATGTCTGGCCTGAGCTTTTAACGTCAGCATCGTAGTGCTTGATCAGTGGAAGTAGAACTAAGTTAGATTTTACAAAACTTAGGACTTCTTTTGACCACACGTTAGGTCGGAAAACGTTAGCAGCTGTTGCGCCAATGTTTACGTTACCTGAAGCGTATGCTCCTGTTGTTGGCATGATATTATTCCTTGTTTAGTTGTTTAGCTTGCAAGTGCCGCGTTAATCTCGGGAAGTCTACGTCTGTATTCTTCAACAGACATATTTGCAACTAAACGATCCACGTTTTGAGAGTTGATTGATTCAATACCTGAACCGCCTGATGCAACTGCATTTCCTTGTGGAACGGCTGCTTGCTGTTTTTGGGCTAGTTCCTCGAGGGTTTCCCTCTTGGTCTGGGACTTCACAGTTGCTTCACGTGTCGAGTCTAAGCCTTTAGCCATAGCAAATAACTTATCTATCGACATGTAGCCCTCACGCACCATAGCTTTGATAGCCGGGTCTTCATTAAGTACCTGTGTCATGGATTCTTCGTAATCCCTCTTGTCAGGATTATTAAGTCGCCAATCGTTGAGTTCCTGACGCATCTCTATATTCCGGACACGAACATTGTCAATGTCCTGTGGAGTTGCATCTGCTGGAATCTCCTCGGCCTTAATTTCTGTTGACTTCTCTAGCTCTCGTGCTTTCTGAGCTTTTTCGTGCATTGCTTTTTCAGCGTTGCGCGCCATTTCGGCAACTTTCTCAATCGCTTCAGGAGAAGACGGGTCAACGCCTTTCTTCTTTAACCATTCGACTGTGGAGTTGTCTGCTTGTGCAGGCTCTTTATCGGTGGGAGCTTCTTGAGAGTTATCCTCAGGTATGGATTCCGCCTCTGCTGATTCAGTAGTTTCAGGTTGTGATTCTGTGATTGCCATTCCATCGCTGTCTATTGCGACTCCATTGACAACTTGAGAACCGCCGTCTGCTACCGGGGCTTCGGTTGTGGTTTCTTCTGCCATCGTATAACCTTTCTTTGTAGTCCCCTGCCCATGTGGGGTAGCGAGAGCAACCGGGCAGGGTTGTTAATTGTATTTTGTCCGAAGACGAAACACTCGCTACTCCGCATTGATTGGCGACTACTCTTTATCCCCCTTTCCGTCTGTCCTTAATACATTCTGGATAAGGTCTATAATCTCTCTGTTGCCTTTTGAACGACTCAGATAATCTAGGCTGTTCTTGTCCTGTGCGCCTCTGATGTTTGCTGATTCAACTGCTTCCATTTGTTCAATAAGTTCACGCCCTGGAGCTGAACCCCTGAAGAATGAATTATAAAACTCTCTCTTATCCTCTAGGTTCATAGTCCGGCCTCAATCATTGCTAGTTCTTCTGGTGTTGGTTCTTCCATAGGTACAGGTATTAAATCGCCAGTTACAGGGTCAATGTATACTTCAGGCATTTCTTGTGGCATTGGAGGCATCTCAGGTGGCATACCGCCCATAGGTTCTTCAGGAGCAACGGCAGTCATTGGCATTTCTGGAGGTATTTCACCACCCATTCCCATAGGTTGAACAAGAGCTTCTACTTCGTCTGGGTCAAGGTCAAAGGCTTTTCTAAGTACAGTCTTTTTGAGTTCTTGTTGGTTGATGTCTGGGTCTTCTAAGAACGCACCGAGCATTTCTTTAGCCATAGCAGCGTCTTCTGCTTTCTTTGACTGGATAGTAGTGTCTAGTTGAACTCGTGGCTCGTAATCACCCTGAAACTCTGTAGGGTCAAATTCTTCCCATCTTATGCCGTCTTTGCCTACGATTTTAACCATCATAGGTTCTGTGACGTATCGTTTCACCATCTCGAACACAATCTTAGCTAATTGGTGGAATCCCTCATTTTCTATTTGAGTAACCTTTAAGGCTAGGCGTTGACCTGCTCCAGATATTTGAGCATTGATTTCAGTGGCAGTAGTTTTAGCGCCCTCGTTGCCTACTCCCTTGATAACCTCGTTAGATGCAGTGGTTTCTCTGATTTCATTCTTTAGGTTCATGCGCTCGTTAAATGCGTCTGGCGGGATTGGTCGTTGCTGAATAGGTTGGATAGCTCCTGCTTCTGCAAGGTAAACAGCGCCGGGAATGTTTTCAATTTCATTAAGTAGGTGTGCAAAACGTGGGTCAAGAGTATACATCTGGTTAAGCGCAAAGATGATTGAGTCTTGGTTCTGATTAGTAAGGTCGTTGAGTAGCTCCTGTTCGTCGGCGATAACTTCAACTTCACCTTTAGCGTAGAATAATGACTCATCTGTGTAGTTTCTAAAACATGCGAATGGTTTGATTCCTTGAGCGTATACATCTTCGGCTTTCTTGCCCTTGCTGATTTGATTAGCTCGGTCTTTAGTCTTAAACCAGTTCTCAGTGTCTTCAATAATCACTGAGCGATTAGCAACTGATACAACTCTATCCTCATCCCAATACTCAAGAACTTCTACTTGATCGCTGTTCTCGCCTGATACAGTAGAGCCATAGAACATGTCCTTTTTCTGCTTGTCGGTCTGGTCATCGTTTTGGTTGCTTTCAGTTACTTTGTCTAGGTTCTTGTAACGAGGTATCATCTCGCCTGTTTCTGGGTCTGCAACTTCAAACTCTTTTAACTGCTCTAGGGATGTGAGGTATCTCCTACCCATGAATCTAGCGGTTTCAAGTGATGTAGCAGTAGGGTCAATGAAGAAGTCCCTGATAGGGATGTTTATCATGCAGGGGTGGTCTATATTCCAGTAAAGGTAAACAACTGATGTTCCCTCTCGGAGCATACCTCTACCCCACTTGATGACCTTGATGTTCCACTTGTCCTTGTCCCAATAATAATCTAATAACGCATTGAGAATCTCTGTGTTTTGGTCGGGGTTGTCTTGTGGTGGTTCGTAGTCAAACTTAGGTTTAGCACCGAATAGTGCAGCAACCATAGTTTCAATGGTGGAGAACGTCATCGGGACAAAGGTGTTTGTAATCCCGTTGTAGCCCTTTTTGACTCGTTGGTTGTTATAAAGAGCAAAGGCATCTTCCCACTTTTGGTGGTAGTTGCTCTGCGTGTATTCCCATGAAGAATTGAAGCCTTTGACGACTTTTTCTAATGGTTTAGTTTTGGTTTTTTGGGCCACTGTGTTCTCTTGTAGCCCTGCCCGTGTATGACTATATTTTATCATATTTTAACTAATTCCCATACTTCCGGTTCAACATCTCTTGTGGTTTGTAAGCTGAAACTTCTGGTGTTCTTACCTGTAGTGACTGTAATGCGTACCTCACAGCGTCTAATGCGTGGTCGTTGCCAGGCTCAGGGACAGTAAGTTGTCTGCCGTCTTTGTCAAACTTCCACATGTAGTTGCGGTATTCTTTGATGATGTTTGTAGAGCGTTTAGTTACTGAGATTCGTTTAGACTGAACAAAGTTAATTCCTTGATTGATTGAGCCTGCACCTTTCTCAGCACCCAGAACATTTACGCCATATAGTTTGAGTTCGTCTATGCTCTTAGGCTCGGCTGAATCAGCTATGACTAATGTCTGTGGGTCTTTAAGGTTCTTAATAAGGTCAGCAATCTGTTGGTTGTGCATACCCTTTTGGTATAACTGCTCGTCTAAGATATAACCGTCATCGTAATAATAAACATCCACTAATGAAGCAGGGTCTATTGAGTAGCCAAAGTCTAGCCCTCTGCGTTCTAGCCTGGCGTTGTGGGGTATTTCTTCAAGGTCAAGTTTCCAGTCTTTATAAATACGACCCTCAACTTCGCCCAATCTTCCCTCGCCATAAACTGTCCACCACTGCTTGTTGTTTCTGTGGGATTCAATCTCACTAACAATGTTGTCATCGAGTGCTTCATTGTCCTTATAGGTTAGGGTGATAAAGTCTACATCATCACGATCTTTAACGTACTCATAGAACCAGAACTCGTTGGTCGGATTCCAGTCAGCCCATGCGTACTCTTTGGTTCTAACTAGTAGCTGATCCCATGCTTCCCAGGGTACGTTGTTAGCTTCGTTTAGGAATAGTCTGTCACGTCTAGGGCCACGCACTTTAGATGGTTGGTCGGCTGAGAAGAACTCTATCTTAGACCCTGTTTCAAACGTGTAGACGTAGTCTGTGGCGTTCCAGCTCGTATCAATCCAGTATCCATGTTCCTGCATAATATTCTTGAAGTCACGCATAGCACCACGCTTTAGGTGAGGAAATGACTCTGACACTACGCTTGTAAGTGTGGCTCTCTTGTCTGTTTGTGCATCATCTATAAGAAGCTGAAGTATTGATATGGTCTTACCTGCGGATGTTCCGCCTGCAACTCCCCTGATTCGTTTCCGGAGCTTTAATAGTTTATTGGTCGCTGTTGTCGGTTTGTACACTCTTAGCTGCCCCTCCGAGTATTGGTGTTGGTAAATCTTTTCCGTTGGTGGTCATGTCTATTTTGTCGCCGAACTTCTTGGGCTTGAGCTTTGATGCAATCCACTTACGAGTATCTACTTGTAAACGTGCTTTTTGTGGGTCTTCTGCGCTGTCAGCGATGTCTAATATCTCATCAGCGTAATAATCTGCCTGATTTTCTCGTGCGCGCGCGTAATTGTTAGCAAATTCTTCATGCTCTCTAAGCCACTTATAAATACTCACTGTCGCTGGCATCTTGTCTTCTTTGCAAATACTAACTAATGACCTGCCCTGTGTAAGCTGGTCACAAATATAATCTCCAAGTTCTGGTGTGTAGTCTGTTGGTCTTCCTGCTGGCATATTCCCTCCGTATCGCTTGGTATAGTTATACAGAGGAAGCCTGCCCCCAATTTATAAGATGTTTGTTTTATGGTCTGGTTAAAAGGAGATGAAAGGATTGAGAGGCACAGGTTTCCCTTACCGTACCCGTCGTGAGTACATAAGGTACAAAGCCCACCCTACGTGAGTAGACTTCCTGCATATAACTATTCCCCA